GTTTCCGCGGGGGCTTATCGTGTACTTGGCCCCGCGCGGCCCGAAGGATAGCGAAGCCGCCGATTTCGAGAGGTTCAGCGTGACCCCGGGCGCAAGTCGGATGCGGCGCCAAAAACGGAATGCCATAGGCTTGCCTCCCGCGCCCTCTCGCCTATCGCGCCAGATCGTCGAGGAACTCGGAGGCCGGATCGACGCCGGTGATCAGGAGCCGGTCGCGGGCGCGGGTGCAGGCGACATAAAGCAGATGGCGTTCGGTGTTGTAGACCTCCTCCAGATCAGACTCATCGGCAACGGTCTCGATCCGTTCCTGCAAGGGCAGCACCTCGTCGTCGCACGCCATCACGGCGACGGCGCGGAATTCGAGGCCCTTGGCGAGGTGCATAGTGCTGATCGCGACGTTGCCTGCTTCCGCCTCTACCTTGTCGCTCAGCTCGACACCCGACGCGCCAGCGATCTTGATCGCGGCCCGCGCGCGTTTCAGTTGCTCGCCGGTTCGAACGAACAGGCCGACCTCATGCGGCTGGCAACCCTCTTTCAGGCGATCGGCGAGCCAGTGCCCGACGGCTTCGCTCTCTTCCGTGGCCGTATCGAAGGTGCAGATCTCGGGTGCCGGCCCGTTGAACACGGAGATGGTGCCGCGGCGGCTCTCGGTGTTACCGTCAACGTCGGAGATGTTCGGCGGCAGCAGCCGATCCGCCTGGGCGCGGATCTGGTGGGAGGTGCGATAGTTGATCCGCAATGTGTGGGAGCGTCCACGTAAGTCGATGCCGAGCGATTTCCACGAGAAGGGTTGCTGGAAGATGCGCTGTCCGAGATCGCCGGCGAAGAACAGCCCGTCCGGCCTGTGCGAAACCAGTGCGGCCAGGAAGCGGGCCTCGGCCACGCTGATATCCTGCGCCTCGTCGACGACCGCGAAATCGAACGGCCGCTTCTCCGTCGCGCCATAATGCGCCGCGAGACGGCCGAACACGCCGGACCATGTCACCGCCTTGCGCTCGGCGAGACCGGCGCGCAACTGCTCGAAGATCGACCAGAGTGCTTCCCGCTGCTTGCCGCCAATCCGCGTCTTGCGGCCAAGGCGCGAGACATCGCGGTACCCCTCCCAGCTTCCGATCTGCCAGGCATCGACGACCTCCGACCATTCCCCGGCGAGGAAGGGCAAGGAGAACTTCTGGCCATCGTCCTGTCCCGCCGCCTTGGTGAGCAGAGTGTGAACGAGGGACGGCGAGGCGATGTTCGGCTGCCCGAAAAGACTGGAATAGAGATCATAGGCGACGCCCGTGATGGACTGCACGGTGATCCGCGCCAAAACGGCCGGTTCGTTTCCGGCCAGATGCTGCAGCTTCACCTTCAGCGCATTGGCGAGCGCCTTGGAGAAGGTCGTCAGCAGAATGCGCGCCTGTGGTTCGTTGCGCGCCAGATGCACTGCGCGATGCAGAGCCACCACCGTCTTGCCCGTGCCCGCGGACCCCGAAATCCTGGCCGGCCCCGAATAGCTGCGCTCCACATATTGCAACTGGTCGGGATGGAGGAAGACCGCCCATTTCTCCCAAGGATAGTCGAGCGCGCGCTGCAGTTCCTCGATGTTGGTCAGGACCCGGAAACGCCGCTGCGCATCGGGATGGGCGAACGGATCGGCCTCCACGGGTGCCGTCACGGGCGGCTCCGGCTTCTCGCCCACCGCCAGCTTCAGGAGCGCCTCCTGCGCCTCCTGCGGCAGATGGGAGATGATGTCGAACAGGGTGTCCTCGGTCGCCCGGCGAACGTCCTCCACCCACTCCTCGGGTACCCCGAAACCCATCAGCTCGAATTTGCGCAGATTGTCGAAGAGTTTCGGCCTCGCAGCCGGCGCGGGGGCAACCGGCTCCGCGACCTCCTTCGGCTTGAAGATCTCCACCTCTTCGACGCGCTCGCGCACCTCGACGAGCTGCATGGCGCCTGTTGTCGGATGCCGCTCGATCTTGCGCCGTTCGGCCCATTTGTAGGCGTCGTCGTGGTGATCGACATAGACGAGCAGCAGGCTCGACTGCGTGCGGTGGACGATCAGCCGGATGTCGGCGTTCACTCGCACCGACCAGAAATTCGGGTCCTTGGCGCGGTCCAGCTTGTGGAAGGAAAGGCCCGGCGCGGAGGCATCGAGTTGCAGGTCGAAGGCGGTCGTCTTCACTGCCTTCTGTTCCTGCGCGGTCAGCCTGGACAGGCTGTCGGTGAACGTGTCCGCAATCCGGAATTCCATGCTTAATCCACCCCATACTCCGCCAGCCGCCGTTCAGCCGCGGCTACGACCTCGGGCTCGAACTCCTGCCGATATTTCAGGATCAGCGATTCTGCCGACATGTCGGCCATTCCGAACTCCATCAGCTTCAGAAATCCCTCTGACGGTTTCGGCTTGAGTGCGAGATCGGCAAGGGTCTTGCGGACACCGGCGCGGGCGAGCTTCTGCCTGGTGCGTGACAATCGAGTGGTTCTGCCGTTCTGCTCGCTCAGCGCTTCTTCTAGCGCGCGCATGACAGCGGCGAAATCGGCTGCGAGCGGGTCGTCAATGTCGCGGCCTTCGATGCGACATAACTGACGGAAGGCGGCCTGATAGACATCGTCCCGCCCCAGCCGGCGGGCATTCGCCATCCAGTTCCGCAGCTTTTGCTGATCCCATTCCTCCGAGAGATCCGGCGCCTTTGCTCCCATCGTGCTCATCCCCCCACCGCCCTGTTGAGCTTCAAGGCGCTCACCCCACTGAGAACACCTTCATGACCTCGTCGCCGAGGTGATTGATGACCTTCACCGCGATCCGCCCCGACGCCGGCTTCGGGAAGGGGCGCGACGTGTCGCTGTGCAGGCTTTCCCAGGCCTCCTGATCGATTTCGGCCTTCAGCGTCATCTTCAATGCCTTGTAGGGATCGTTCGCGCCGAGGAAATAGGCGTGGCGGACGAAGAAGCTTTCCTCGTTGTAGTCGGTGTCGAGCATCCAAAGCGCGATACCGTCGGTGCCTTCGGAGACGACTTCGCCAGTCTGCGGCTTGAAGACGTCGACGCCGAACACCTTCACCCGGATCATGCCGTCGCCCGCATCCTCGATCTTGATGTCGGGCTCGCCGAAGATGACGAAGAGGTTACCGGCGCTGGTCGATTTCAGGTCCCCGCCCATGTGCAGGTCGGGGTTCATGCGGGCCTTGAGCACCGGTACGCGGCCGAGCTTGTCGAACTCAGCCGAATGAGCGTCATAGTTGAAGGCGCAGGCGATCAGAACATCAAATCCGGCATCGCCCGCCTCGCGGGCCGCAGCTACCAGATCGGGGCGGCTGACGGTACCGAATTCGGGACCGATGAAGATGCCGGCGCGCTTCTGGCGATCGCCCTCCATGAAGGCGCCCTCGGCGCAGATGAAGCGGCCGGGCCAGCCGGTCAGGCTGGTGAAGGTGATCCGATCTTCCTTGTGCGCCTGCTGGACGCCGGCGGTCTTCAGGTTCTCCAGGATCATGTGCGCGAAGTCGGTCACGCTCTCGTCGCGATCCGCCGCCTTGCGCTTGCCCTCGGCGGCCTCCAGCACATCGATCAGCTCGTCGTTCCAGTCCACCGCCAGCGTCCGGTGGGGCGAGAGGCTTTCAACCGTAAAGGGCCCGGCAACGCGGACCCTGGAATTGTCCACGTAGGGCTTGTCGTAGAGATATTCGAACTCGGCCTTGGCGGCGATGGATGCATCGATCTCCTTCTGCCGCGCGATCCGCGCCTCCCAGAAGCGGGCGAGCGCGGCCTTGGCGGGTTCGGGCCAGCCCTTGGGGGCCTCGCGCGGAATCTCCCACTCCATGAAGCCGCCAGCGGGGGCGGGCTCGCCGGAGGGCAGCGTGACCTCGCCCTCCTTGCGAAAGTCGATCGTCTTGCCGGCGCGGCCGCCGGTCTCGACCTGGAAGGGCTCCGGGTGTCCTTTCAGGGCGGCGTTGAGGGCAGCCCGCGCGTCCTCGACGGCGGGCTGCATCCGCTCCCAGATCACGTCGATCTCGGCATTATTGGCGATGGATTTGAGAGTGATGTGCGGCACGCGCTCGTAGACGAAACCCATGCGGATATCGCCGCGGGTGGGTGTGGTCTTCGGGACGGTGCGCGTGACCTCGCCTTCCTTGGCCTGACCTTCGGGGCTGTCGGCCAACAGAAAATAAGGATAGCGCGCGCCCATCAGGCGCGAGCGAGCCAGCGCGATGGCGACTCGGCTGGTGTCGATGGTGATCCAGCGCCGTCCCCACTGCTCGGCAACATAGGCCGTCGTTCCCGAGCCACAGGTGGGGTCAAGCACTAGATCGCCGGGGTCGGTGGTCATCAGAATGCAACGTTCGACAACCGACGTGCTGGTCTGCACGACATAAATCAAGCCAGTACCGATCTGCATAGATTCCCAGCGATCAGTGATCGGCAACACCGAGAAATCATCCAAGTAGCGTTTGTACCGGACAGTAGATCTTCCCGCAGTGACCCGTCCGGCTTTACTGAGCGTGCCCATTCCAGGAAGTGTCGTTTTCCAGTGGCTACCCGATCCGGGCCCGAACTTTCTGCCTTGAAAATAAAAAATTTGCTCCTGAGAGGCTTGACCGGAGCTGATTAAGCTGGTCTGCCGAAAAATTCGGCCCTCTGGAATCCCACCTGAGCGCGTTAGCTCCTCTTTCGTTAAGCGGCGCTCAGAACCGTCGGACAGCTCGATCTGATCGTAGCGATCAGAAGACACATGCCCTGCAATCCTCTGATTGTAGAGTTGCCGATACTTCGTCTTATCCTTGGAACGAGCATACCAGAGGACGAAATCTACGGTTGAGGCAAGAAGATTTCCGGCTTGGCTCCCCGTCTTCTGAACTTGGATCAGAGAACAGAAATTGTCTTCCCCAAACACCTCATCCAACAGCGCACGCACGCGATGGACGTTCTCGTCGCCGATCTGCACAAAGATGCTGCCGCTCTCGTGCAACAGGTCGCGCGCCACGGTCAGCCGGTCGCGCAGATACGTCAGGTAGGAGTGGATGCCGTCCTTCCAGGTGTCGCGGAAGGCGCGCACCTGTTCGGGCTCGCGCGTCACATGGTCCTTGGCGCCGTCTTTCACGTCGCGCGACGTGGTGGACCACTGGAAGTTCGAGTTGAACTTGATGCCATAGGGCGGGTCAAAATAGATGCACTGCACCTGACCGCGCAACCCCTCGCGCTCGGCCAGTGACGCCATGACCGAGAGCGAGTCGCCCGAGATCATCCGGTTCGACCAGTGCTGGTCGTGCTGATAGAACTCGGTCGCCGCCTCGGCATCCCGCAGTCCGTTGAAATCGGCGAAGAGGTCGGCCACCGGCGGTGCGGACTCTTCAGCGCGCGCCCTCGACACGCGCTTCAGGTCGTCGATGACGACCTTGGGGTGCACCTTCTCCTGGATATAGAGCGGCGGAGCGGAGACGATGAGGTCAGACCAGTCCTGCTCGTCCTTGCCGCGCCAGACGAGCTGCGGATCGAGGTCGCGGTTGCGCCGCTCATAGGCGAGCTGGATCGGCGTCTTGTCGGCCTCGCGCATGACGCTCTCGAACTCGGCCGTCGGGATGTTCTTGCGGGTCGCCGAGTCGTGCTTCAGCGCCTCGACCTCGATCGGTTTCTTCGCCATTACGCGGCCTCCTCTGCTTGCGCGTCGGGCAGATCGAAGCCCTCGTCATCCTGGGGGATATCCTCGCCTTCCTCGGGCGCCACGCCGGCCTTGATGACCGGGTGGCCGGTCGCCTTGGCGATCATGGCGAGGAGCCGCGCCTCGCGATCCGCCATGAACCCTTCGAAATCGTCGGCACGCAGAAGCGCCGGGTCCATCGCGTGACTTGCGAGGTATTCGTCCAGCGCGGCGGGCGCGATGGGCGGCGTATCCTTGCCGCCCATCTCCAGCCGGGAGAGATACTCCGAAGGCGCGACCCCGCCGAGGATGCGGTTGGTCTTGTAGCTGAGCGGGGTCTTGTTGACGACGGTGTCAAAGACCTTCGGCTCGATCTTCTGCTTCTTGCACCAGTCCTGCGGGAAAATGTGGTGGATATCGACATACTCGTCGAAGAACACCGTCTGGCCGTAGGGCTGGCCCGAACGGAAATCGATCGCCCCCTCGGCCATCAGCAGGGCGTGGATGCCCTTGTAGGCGGCGGAGAGGCGGGTGCGCAGCGTGCGCAGCCGTTCGGGGCGGAAACGCCCTTCGGTGATGGTGCTGGGCTCGGGCCCGCCATCGAGCCAGGCGGGGACTTCGAGCACGTCCTTGGCGAAGCGGGATTCGATGGCGGACCCGTATAGCTCGCCGAAGATGCCGCACCAGAACCAGCGCGCCAGCCGGTCGCGAACCGCGGCATGGTCGAATTTCGGGCCGATGATCGCGAGGATCGCGGCGAACGGGACGAGCTGGCCCTGATAGGGCAAGTCGATGACGCGGTAGATGTGGTTCTGGCGGAGGAAGCGGGCAGCCGCCTTGAACCCGTCCTCGACCGCGCCACGGTGCTTCAGATAGGCCTCCAGCGGCAGGTCTAGCAGCGACTGGCGCGTCGCCCGGACGGCGGAGAGCTCGGACTCCTTGCGGCCCGCGGCGATTTCGGCCGCGCGCTTCTCGACGCCGTGCAGGAGCGCAATCGCCTGCAGGACATCCGTCGCGGCGACCTTCTCCAGAACACCGAACTTCTGCTCGGCCGCGCGGCCGTAGAGCTGCAGGCGCGTCTGCAGCCCGGCCTGGCCATCGGCGCCGAGCCAGTCGTCGCGGAGGCGATGCCCGCGGGCGGCGTACATAGCGGTGACGAGCTCAAAGGCATCGAGCGGCTTGCCGCCGGTGTTCACCTTTTCGAAGACGAGGCAGACCGCCTCGTGCGAGGTGTCGGGGCCCAGCGCGATGACCGGCAGCTGGTAAGCCTTGAAGTTCTGGAGGACTTCATCCTTGAACGGCTTGAAGAGCCTGCGCGTCTCGGGATCCTTCTCCAGCCAGTATTCGTTGAACCCGTCCTGCCATTCGTCCCAGTCGAACACCTGGTTCAGCGGGAACATGAGATTCTGGTATTCGAGCTCGGGCGTGGAGAGGTCGAGTTCGATCTTCCGGTCGAAATCCGATTTGATCCGCCGATCTTCCGGCACGGAGACGATGGCGTTCTCGCGATCCTCGGCCGGGTTCATGGCCTTGCGGATGTCGATGTAGAACCAGCGCCTCACGAGCTTGAGGCGCGGAGTAACCGTCTGCACCACCTCGCGCCGCAGGCAGGTCTGGTAGAGCGACGTCATGCGCTGCTGGCCGTCGAGGAGGAGCTGGTCGGGGGCGGCGGTCGCGACAATATCGGCGCCCTGGATCGGGCGCCGTGCGAAGGTATCGGCAGCTCCCGGCTTCACTTCGAGCGTCATCAGGGCGCCGACCGGAAAAGCTTGCGAGATCGACGCGATCAGACCCTTGATCCGCTCCTCATCCCAAACCCAGCTGCGCTGAAAGTCGGGAAGCTGGATCTTCCCGCTTCCGCAATGCCGGAGCAGTTCTTCAAGGCTGACCGGATTGGTCTTGAATGCTGCCTGCTTCCCCAAGGTCACACCTCGTGATCGACGACGGCTGCGGCAGCGTGTTCACACTGCGCAGCGATCAGTTTGTTGAACTCCGCCTCGATCTCGTAGACGGCCGTGAACTCGGCGAAGGCCCAGCGGCCGTAACGTTCGAGGTTGTTGACGCCCGGCACCCAATAGGCGCGCATGGTGTTCGCCTTCTCCTTCGCGTCCTCGCCGCGGAAGCCCTTGATCTCGACGATGAGGTTCAGCGGTTCTGGATGGCCGTCGTCCACCTGGACGATGAAGTCCGGGATGTATTTTCGGGGCGTCGAACCCATCAGGTAGGGCACTTCGAGACCGAGGTTCTGGTTCTTGACGTAGGCCCGAACCTTGGGGTGCGCCTCCGCCACGCGGCAGAACTCCGCTTCCCAATCGCTGTCGCAAACGACCCAGTTCACGTGGCACTTGCGCGGGTCGGTCTGCCAGCGTGTTTCCTTCGACGTCGTGAAGTTGACGAAGGCCGTCGAGCCGGTGGGGTTGTAGGCGTCGAGGATCGCTTTGACCGGCCGATCGCCGGCGAGCGTTTCAGTGATGGCGGCCTTGATCCGCTCGGCCGCCATGTCGGCGATCTCCTTGTAGATCAGCTGCGCGGGATAGGTTCCGCCCGAGCACTTGAGATACCCGCCTTCGAGCCATTGGCGCGTGATGCGCTTGAGCTGCCCGAACAAATGGAGCTTCGGCTCCTCTCCCGGATCGCGGTACTTGTTGTAGAGAAGGTGTCGCGCGAGGTGGAACAGGACGGTCGAGGACCGCATGTCCTCCAGATGCGCGACAGTCAGATCGACACCCTCGCCGATGATGCCCTGGTTCTTGGTCACAGATGGACCGACAAGTTCCGGCGTCAGATGGAGGACGTGATCCCGCCCGAAGGCCGCCTCCAGCCGCTCGTCGGGCAGTTCGACGCGATAGCCCTCGACGCGCGGAAAGACGATCTCCAGCGCATCGCGGTCCGGTTTGACGGCATGGACCCGCACCGTCTCGCGCGGTTTGGCGGGTGGGGAGACGACCGGTTTGGCAGCAAAGTCGAACGGAATGCCGAGCACGTCGGCATACTCCACGTTGAACAGCCCTTCCTCGTTGAGGTCATAGGACTGACGACGCAGGCCGCGGCCGACCACCTGCTCGCACAGCAGCTGCGTGCCGAAGGCGCGAACGCCGAGGATATGGGTGACGGTGTTGGCGTCCCATCCCTCCGTCAGCATCGAGACCGAGACGACACAGCGCACCTGTTCGCCAAGCCGACCCTTCTTGCCAACGGTGTTCATGACCTCGCGCAAGAGCGTGGCGTCGTCAATGCTGTCGGCGGCGTGGACGTCGCCGGTACGCTCGATCATCTCTCGGCGGAAGCGCTCGATCTCGTCGCCCGCCATCTCGCGGAAGTCCTTGTCGAGGGCTTCGCCGGATTCGAGCTGGGCCGAGTCGATCAGGATCGTGTTCGGACGAGCGATGCGGTTTCCGTAGTCGTCGTAATTGCGGAACAGCGCCAGGCGGCCGTTCTCCAGCGTCGTGGAGCCGTCGTCGTTCTCGCGATGGAAGCCGGAGACGTACTTGTAGATCAGCTCCGAGGTCGAGGTGTTGTTGCACACCACAATGAAGACCGGCGGCACGCCGATGCCCTCGTTCTCCCAGAGCTCGAACGTTTTCTGATAGTGGCCATAGAGCGCTTCGAGCGCGGTCAGCAGCTCCGCCGGCAGGCTCAGCGGATCGAGCGACTTGCCTGCGCTGCGGCCCTTCTTCGGCAGCTTCTTGCCGATGTGCTCCCATAGATTGCGGAACTTCGGCGTGTCGCCGCCTGGAATATTGTCGGCGACCGGAACGCGCGGCAGCTTCACGATCCCGCATTCGATCGCGTCCATGAGGGAGAAGTCGCTCATGGTCCACGGGAACAGGGTGCCTTCCGCATAACCCGAGCCGCGCAAAAAGAAGGGCGTGGCCGAGAGGTCGTAGACGAGCGATATCCCAAGCTTACGCTTGACCGCCTCGAGCCCCGAGATCCACATCCGGGCGGCCTCGTTGTTTGCCTTGGCCTCGTCCTTATCCTCGCCCTTGAGGTCAGCTTCAGTTTCGCCTTCGGCGTCCTTCACCCGCTCGCGATAGCAATGATGCGCCTCGTCATTCAGAACGACGATGTTCTTTAGCCCCATGAGTTCGGGCATGACTCGCTGAAGCATCTGGCCTTCGGTCTCCAGCGTCTGCAGCGTCTCGCCGCGCCAGCCTTCCAGGGCGGTGCGGGTGCCTTTGGAGACGGAAATGCGCTCGCGCAATTTGAAGGCGTGATAGTTGGTGATGACGATCTTGGCCCGGTCGATATCGGCGAGCATGTCGGGCGGCACGATCTCGCGGTGCCGGTAGTAGCTCTCCGGATCGTTGGGCATGAGGACGCGCAGGCGATCCTTGATGGTGATGCCCGGCGCGACGACCAGAAAGCCGCGCGAGAACTGCTTGCTGTTCGGATGGCGGACAGCATTCACCGTCTGCCAGGCTATCAGCATCGCCATTACGGTCGTCTTACCGGCGCCGGTGGCGAGCTTCAGCGCCAGGCGCATGAGCTCCGGATTGGCCTGCGCGTTGCCGCCCTCGATGTGAGCCCAGAATTTCTTCGTCCGTGCGCCGAGCTTCGGCGCGACCTCAGTGAGCCAGATTGCTGTCTCGACGGCTTCGATCTGGCAGAAGAATGGACGAATACTCTCGAATTTGTGGTGACGCCAATGCGTCAGCAGGCGCGCCGTTTCCGGCGTGACCAGCCACTGGTCGGGGTTGGGCAGCCTGCGCCATTCCTCGACGTAGGTGCGGACCTCGTTGATGATCGGAGTGGGGTTGTACTCCTGCTCCTCCGATGACAGGCCGGTGTCATCGCCAAAGATCATCTGAGCCTGATTGCCGCGTCCCTGGCGGCGCTTCTTCGGCTTCGGAACCGGGGTGATGAGGTCGGATCGGCGCCGTGTCTCGATGATCCGATTGGTTGGCTGCCCGTCCTCATCGAGTTCCCAATGTCGGCGCGGATACTCGTAGGGCGAGTTCAGGATCGGGCGTTCGAAGAATGTCTCGCTCATACCCGAACCTCTCCATTGTCCTGCCGCGGCAAGCTCGGGCCAGCTGCATCCCGATTGAGCAATACGATCTGTTGATCTTGAGGACGGCGCGCGGCCGGATCGGTATCGAGGCCAAGCCTGCGGAGCGCGTAGTAGAGCAACGCCTTTCGAACCCGGATTTTCGCTCGTCCTCCACGCATCCCGTAATCCAGTGCGATCACCTTCTTCTGGGTATCTGAGAGATCGGGATGGGGTCCGATCTCAAGCACCACTTCGTCATTCCAATCTTGATCCGCCTCTGATCCCATCTCGCTTGGCTTGGTGCCGCGGGTCTCGATGATCCGCGAAAGCAGGAAGTCCTTGAAGCTTCGGTCGCTGAGACAGAACGCCCGGGTATGCCAGCGGAACCCGTCGAAGCCGATTGCGTGTGGCGCAATCCAACGCCAGCGCGGCTCCGGCCGCGACAGCGACTGATACTTGACCTCGATCGCTTCGGACCGGCGGATCGCAGCGACCACTGCGCGCAGCGTCTTGGCATTAACGCCCCGCACGGGCGTCGGCGCTGCATCGTAGGGGGGAAACTGTCCGATCCACGCATCGGCGCGATCCAGAATTCCGTCGGCGACTGATCTAAGCTGCGCGAGATAGCGGTTCGCGTCGGGTTTCAGGAACTGTGGAGCGAACTCTGCACCGCGGACATAGGCGCGAGCGCTCTTGTCGTAGTGGATGTTCTGCGGCGCCATTCCGATATAGCGGTTCAGGTCAGTGGACGCCTGATTCACCGACACCCCGAACGCCTCCATCAGATCGCCCCGGTTCACATGCCCCTCCCAAAACAGCCGGAACTCGATGAATTCGAGTCGTTGCTCGACCCCCCATCGCAGATCGGCCTTCGCTGTCGCCACCCTGGACTCCCAATGACATGATCCGTCCGTTAACTAGGCATGCCTAGTTACTGGGCTCTTCGATAACGCTAGTGGAGAGATGATCGCCGGGCAATAGAAACTTGACGGGCGCGCGGTTTCGTGGCCGGCGATCGGCGTCAGAGGCCCAGCGCAGCTCGCTGTGCCGCCCACTCTAGCGGCATGGGCTTCAACAGAGCGTCCATCTGCAAGGCGGCCGGCTGCCTTCCGTCGAGAATCGCCTCGACGATGTCCGGGGCCAGCAGGGTCAGGCGCAGGACCCGGCACAGGTAGGACTGGTTGATCTTTTCGGCCTCGGCCAGTTCGGTCACCGAGGCGAATCGGCCGCTCTCCATGAGGCGCTTCCAGCGGTGGGCCCGGGCGATCGCCTTGACCATGGTGTTGTCGACGCGCGGGCGGGGCTGGCCCCAACAGGCCCCCTCGGGCATCACCACCTGCTTGCGCCCGCCACGCTTCCGGAGGGTCAGAGGCACACGGACCGTCAGCGTGCGCCCGTCATCGGTGGCGGCGTCGCCGGCTCTCATGCTGCCCTCCGCGGATCGTCGGCCATGCCGCCAAGCTCATGAACCAGACGAGCCAGCCCATCGACGCGGAGGCGGATATCGACGCCTCCCTGTCCGACCTCCACGCGCTCGACGAGGAGTTGGACGACGCGCGCCTGCTCGGCCGGGAACAGCTCGTCCCACAGCGGGTCCAGCCCTTCCAGGGCTTCCCTGACCTCAGCCTCGGACAGACCATCGATCTCGGGTCGTGCCGATCGCCATGTGCCGACGATCACCTTCGGGGCCCGGAGGAGGCCGCGCAGCTGGTCGACAACCGCGCCCTCGATCTCAGCGGCGGGCACGCGCCCGACCGGGCAGGCATCGGCGCCGCGCTTCAGGACCGACTGGCTGACATAGTAGCGGTAGAGCTTGTCACCGCGCCGCGTGTGCGTCGGCGTCATGGCGCAGCCGGTCGGCCCGAAGATGAGGCCCTTCAGAAGAGCCGGGGTCGCGGCCCGTGTCCGGCCCGCGCGCATCCTCGGGCTTTCGCGCAGGATTCCGTGCACCTTGTCCCACAAGGCGCGCGTGATGATGGCTTCGTGCTCGCCGGGATAGGCCGTGCCCTTGTGCACGGCGTCACCGATATAAACCCGGTTGTTGAGCAGCTTGTAGAGAAACCCCTTGTCGACGAGCCGTCCGCGCCGCGTCCGCACACCCTCGGCGGCGAGCGCCCGAGCCAGCGCCGTCGCCGAACCCACCTCGACGAAGCGCTCGAAGATCATCCGGACCGTCGCGGCCTCGGCATCATTGATCACCAGCTTGCGGTCCCTGACCTCGTAGCCGAGCGGCACGAAGCCGCCCATCCACATGCCGCGTTTGCGCGAGGCGGCGATCTTGTCCCGGATGCGCTCGCCGATAACCTCGCGCTCGAACTGGGCGAAGCTGAGCAGGATGTTGAGCGTAAGCCGCCCCATGGACGTCGTGGTGTTGAACGACTGGGTCACGCTGACGAAGGTAACGCCGCCGCGATCGAACACCTCGACCAGCTTGGCGAAATCCATCAGCGAGCGGCTGAGCCGATCGATCTTGTAGACCACGACAACGTCGATCCGGCCGTCCTCGATGTCGGCGAGCAGGCGCTTCAGCGCCGGCCGGTCGAGCGTGCCGCCCGAGAAGCCGCCGTCATCATAGGACTCAGGATAGAGCACCCAGCCTTCGGCCTTCTGGCTGGCGATATAGGCCTCACAAGCCTCGCGCTGGGCGTCGAGGCTGTTGAATTCCATCTCCAGCCCTTCTTCCGTCGACTTGCGCGTATAGACCGCGCAGCGCAGCTTCCGGATAGATTTGGTGGATGCGGGTGATTTCGTCATGCTTGGCCTCGCCGGTTCTTGAGGCCGAAGAAGATCCAGCCGTTCCAGCGGGTGCCGGTGATGGCGCGCGCGATGGCGGAGAGCGAGCGGTAAGGCCGCCCCTGCCATTCATAACCGTCGTTCAGCACCGTGACGGTGTGCTCGACGCCCTGCCATTCGCGGATCAGCCGCGTGCCGGCGATCGGCTTGTCGTCGGCGCGGATCCGGCGCAGCACGATGTTGCCACCGTCGAGCTGCTCGCCCAGGGCCTCGAGGCGCTCGACGGTCGCGGGCTTCAAACCGCCATAGGCCAATTCCTGGATCCGATAGGCGAGCCGGCTTTCGAGGAAACGCCGATTGTAAGGCGGCGCCTCCGTGTCGAAGAGTTCGCGCCACTGCTTCTTGAGGTCGGGCGTCGGCGTGGTCTTCAGCGCGGCCAGCCGAGCCAGGACGGTGTCTGTCATGGTCATGCGTCTCCTTTGCAAATTGGAGTTCCATGACCGCTCCGGTCGGGCGGGAAGTGAAGGCAACTTTCTCCGCGGTCGCCAGATACTTGCCTTGACTGGCGTGCCTTGAGCCGAACCAGCCCGCGCGCAAGAATCCTGCAGACCTCCCCGATTCGCTCGTCCGGCGTCATATGCCCGGGGTGGATCGGGTTCGGCATGTCCATCGCAGAGATCACCTAAGGGATTGGATTCCCTTGGCCTCTACTCACGGTGCGGACGATCCGTCCCAAGGCGATGGCTTTTGAATCGACTCCGCTAGGCATTTGCGATAAGAACGTAAGATGAACAAATGCGAGGCAATTATGGGCGGCTGAGATGGCTAAGAACCTGAAGAAATTCGTCAATCCCAAGTTTACCCGAACCGTCGACCTCGGCCTGCTGGGCCGCCTGTTCGAGCGCCACGGCGATGCCCTGAACGGGCTGGACCTTGGGATCTTCAGGAACGAGGCCGCGCAGGACGAGGCACGCAGCGCCGTCCAGGATTTCTTCGCAGGCCCGGAGGAGAACTACCCGGAAGGACTCGTCGCCGACCTGCACCGGATCGCGGAGATCGGTAACGCGGCAGGCCTCGACATTATTCTTCAGCAGGCCGCGCGGCTCGGGATCCGCGTGACACCCGAAGCGAAGGATGACGAGCCGGAGGTTCACCAGGATCCCAAGCACGTCGCCCTGCGCGTCTTCCTCGATCATCCCGACGTTTTTGACGCCGCGTCGGACATGATGGCGCTCATGGCGCGCACGTCGCTCGCCGAGTTCGTAGGCCGCGACGAAGGCGTCGAGGCGATCATGGACGATCGCGCAAAGGCCGAATTTGAAACCGCCGCCGCCGCGATGTTCGAACAGGATCTCCGCAGCAATTATTGCCGCGCCGGCTGGTATGACGATGCCGACGAACTCGTTCTGGTGATCGAGCATGGCTCTCCGATCACCACGACCGATGTCCTGCAAAAGGACCAGAAGCGCGTGATCAGCTTCCGCGCCGCCGAACACGCGGTGCTGTCCTACAACTCAACGACGGGCCTGTTGAAGATCGGCGGCATCGCCAAGGCGCGTCGCGGCGACCTCGCGGAACTGTTCGCCCACAAGGTCCTGGGCAAGCCCGAATTCTTCGCCGGCGACGACGCCCAGAACCTCTACACGCTCGACCCGGTGCAACGCGCGGGCTTCGGCTTCGCGTTCAACCATGACTTCGATCCGGGCATCCAGCGGGTCCAGATCACCGAGGTCCAGGTCGACCGCGTCGGCGCCGATCCGAAGACCGGCGAGACACGAACCTTCTACTCCTATGTTGCGCGCGACGGACGCGACAATGCCCTGGCCAGGTTGGGCGAGATGATGCGGGGCGCTCGTCTCGGGTCGGATTGGCGCCTCAACCACATCGTCATCCGCGTTCATTTCGCGACCGGCGGCAAGTCGGCGAAGAAGGTGACCGTCAAGCTGAAGCCGCCGGCACACGCCATGTTCAAGCGTCAGCAGTTCGAGGGCCGGATCATGACGCTCCTTCGCCGCAACGGACTGCTCAATGATCGAGACGCTGCCCAAGCTGCTGTTGCGGCTGAGTGAGGCGGGCGATCCCGCAATGCTATGGGGCCGGCAGGCGGCGCCTCATGCCGGGCGCGATTTCGAGCGGCTGCTTGATCATGGCGTCCTGGTTGAACAGGCCCCGGCAACGGAATGGAATGTGTGCCCCGCGTGCGATTGCGGTCTCGACGCGCGGCCCATCCATCAGGTCAACGGGCGACACATCGCGGTTTGTCCGACGGACCGGCGCAACGACGTCGTTCTCGGCGCTGACGATCTGCGGAGCTTTCGGATTCATTCCTCCGCGCTGGTCCGCGAAATCGCCATGGCGTCCAGGTTCGGAGGCGAGCCGACGCCGGTCGCGGCGGGTGTCTGGCATCTGGGGGAAACATCGAATCAGCGGGCGCTGTTCCTCGCACTGTCGCAGGATGCAGTGCTTCAACCGGGATTGATCGGCCTGATGCGTTCGGTCGCCCGGTCATCACCCATCACGGTGATCGCGCCGGCGATGGCGGCGGACGAACTCGCCCGCTTCGTCGACGCTGCGATCGCCATCATACCGATTGACGGCTGTCTGGGCGGGAACGCGGTGGGCTTCGCGATCGACCTTTCGACGCTGGAGTCCGCTCCGGCTCTGGAGCCACACCTCGTTATTTTCCGCCAGAGCCAGCGGGTGATTTTGGGGGGTAACGAGCTGCACGTACCGCAGCAGCCATTCAAGCTCTTGGTGAAGTTGGCCGAGGCTGTGGGAACTCGGAAACGCCATTTGACCCCGCAGGAAATCGAGGCCGAGAACAGCGGCCGCAGCGCTGGCGACCTGATCCGTGACCTGAGAAATGCACTTCACGACGATCAGAAGACGCTGATCAGGACCCGCCAGAGCCCGACCCGCTATTTCCTGGGGCTGGCTCCGGGAGAGTTTGATCTGCGGCCATAGGGGCGCTGGCCCGCGTCACGACCTGTCTTCCCATTCTCGCCCATCCAAAACCCACCCCGCTCCCACCTAACGGATCGGCGGCTTCGGCAGGCTTGAGGTCATCAACAGCGATGACCCGAGGCCATGCCAATGCACTCTTCGATTTCCCGAGACGACCTTCAGATCCTGCTTCATGAGGCGGACATTGCGGCGCGCCGTCTGGTCCGCCAGCTGCGGCTTCCCCGCGCCGATCTCGACGATGTCCGCCAGGACCTGCTCGTTGATCTGATCGCCCGGCTTCCCGCCTACGACGCTGATCGTGGCACGCTCGGCGCCTTCGCCGGCGCCATCCTAGCCAATCGGGCGACGCGCATCGCCAACAAGGTGAAGCGGGAGCGCCAGATGTATGGCGCGGCGCCGATCTCGCTCGATGAGGCCATTCCCGACAGCGACGGGCTGACCCGCGGCGACCTCGTCGCCGAAGCCGACGGGCTGTCAGCGCTCTTCGGCCAGCCGGTCGATGCGTTCGCCACCGCCGAGGAGCGTCTCGATGTCGAGCGCGGTCTTGGCTCGCTCGAACCCGTCGACGGCGCTCTCTGTGCAGCCCTCTCCCGGACCACCGTCGATCGCCTTGCCGCGAGCGGGCATGGCGCCCGCAGCAGCCTCTACCGCCGCGTCAAGGACATCCGCCTCGCCCTGACGGCGATCGGCGTCCGGGCCGCGTGAGACGGTTCGGCGAGCGCGTGAGTAGGAGCCCATCATGAACGTCATTGCATCCAGATTCTCCGCTGTCCGGAACCCGCTCACCGAGATCGATCTCTGCGGCTGGGTCGGCCAGGCAGCACCCGGCGACATCCTCGAATATCACCGTGGTTTCCTCGCACTCGACACCATGCCGCAGGGCACGCGGCTTGCCGAGCGGGAGCGGGCGGAACTCGCCCGCGTCGCGCGCCGCGCTTGGTGGGCGGCCGAGCGCGGACTGATCCATCTCGTGCAGCGTCGCCACCGGTCAGACGATTACAGCTATCTCGCCATCGCCCGCCCGAAGCCGAGGCAGGCCTCGGTATCGCTGTCCACCCTCCTGCTGGCGGAGGTGGCGTGATGGCATCTGATCGCAACAACCGCCCCAGCCTCGACGACATCCGCACCATGCCGGTCGGCGAGATCGCAAAGCTTCCGGCGGAGCATCTGGCGCTGCTCCAGGAGGATGCCGACGCCGCACTTGATGCCGCCAAGCGGCTCAAGGAGTGGCTCGAAGGCGCGATCGCGCGTCGCTACGCCGACGCGGCAGCGACGGTGCGCCGGGCCGAGGGCAAGGACACGGGCCTCGTTCGTTTTGAGGACGGCGCCGTCGTGGTCGCGGCCGATCTCCCGAAGAAGGTCGACTGGGACCAGTCGCTGCTCGCCGCACTCGTCGAGCGGATCCGTGCGGGCGGGGAGAACCCGGCCGATTACGTCGATATCGGCTTCAAAGTCCCCGAGCGCAAATACACCGCCTGGCCTACCGCCGTCCGCGAGGTCTTCGCCGCCGCCCGCACGGTGCGGACCGCCAAGCCGACCTTCCGTCTCACCATCAAGTCCGAGGATACCCGATGACCAGCTCTGCTGCCCTGACCGAGATTCGCAAGCGCCACTACGCGCTCGAAGCGCTGCCCGACACCATCGTCATTCCGGTGCTCGGCGAGATCCGCCGCGAGCAGGTGGTCAAGCCGATCGAGGGCGCCACGCTCGATGATATCGCCTTCGCCTTGCTCGGGGTCGAAGCCGAGTTCAGCGCGGTCGGCGACCGCCTGCACGCCTTGCGCAAGCTCTATGGTCTCGCCCGGCAGGCCGGCGCGCGCGGGAGTGAGCGCGCGCTCGATGTCGCGTCGCGCAACACGGGAGGCCGCTGATGGCGCTGCGCATCGTCAGCGCCGACGAACGGCTGTCCGCGGCCGGCGCCAAGACCACCATGGCGATCTTCGGCCCGAGCGGCGTCGGCAAGACATCCTTGCTGAAATCGCTGCCGCCGGCCGAGACGCTCTGCATCGACCTCGAGGCGGGCATGAAGTCGGTCCAGGACTGGCCCGGCGACAGCATCCCGGTGCGCACCTTCGCCGACGCCCTCGACATCGGCTGTCTCGTCGGCGGGGTCAATCCGTCCGCCGACCCGAGCGGCTTCTTCTCCGAGGCGCATTACCAGCATCTCAGGGAAAGCTATCCCGATCTCGTTCAGATGATCGCGGGCAAGCGCATCGTCTTCGTCGACTCGATCACCGACCTCACGCGCCAGGCCATGGCCTGGGCGAAGACCCGGCCGGAGGCTTTCTCCGACAAGACCGGCAAACCCGACACCCGCGGCGCCTACGGGCTGCTCGCCCGCGAGGTCATCGGCCTGCTCAAGCACCTGCAGCACGCGCAGGCGAAGACCGTGATCTTCGTCGGCATCCTCGAACGCGTCACCGACGAGTTCAACCGCACGACCTGGCAGCCGCAGATGGAAGGCGGCAAGGCCGGCCGCGAGCTCCCTGGCATCGTCGATCAGGTCATCACCATGAGCCTGTTCGCGCGCGACGGGGACGGCTGGCGGCATGAGCCCGAGCGCGGCGAAGAACGCCGCCTCGTCTGCCGCGCCGGCAATCCCTTCGGCCTGCCGGCGAAGGATCGCAGCGGTCGTCTCGATGTCACCGAGCCGCCCGACCTCGGCGCGCTGCTCTCCAAGATCAACGCAACCCGGAAAGGATGACGAGCCATGAGCTTCGACATGAACGACGCCGAGCCGCAGAAGAGCGGCGAACTGATCCCCGACGGCACCTTCGCCAAGGTCACCATGACCATCCGGCCGGGCGGGACCGACGGCCAGAGCGAGATCGACCGGGGGCTGCTCAAGGCCTCGAACGCGCCCGGCAGCGACGTGCTGATGGTGGATGCCGAGTTCACCGTCGCCGAGGGCCCTCACGTCCGGCGCAAGTTCTGGCAGATGTTCACCGTCTCCGGCGGCAAGGTCGACGAGCAGGGTGTCTCGATAGGCTGGAAGATCTCCAAGGGGAGCTTCCGCGCGATGATCGACAGCGCGCTCGGACTCGATCCGCAGGACATGAGCGAAACGGCGAAGTCGAAGCGGATCTTGCGCGGCCTGGCCGACCTCAGCGGCATCACCTTCGTCGCCAAGATAAAGGTCGAGCCCAGCGACGACCCGCGCTACGGCGACAGCAACAAGCTCGACCGCGTGGTTCTGCCGAGCGAGCCGGAATGGCGGAAGGTGATGGACGGCGAGGTCCTGGCGCCGAGCCCCAGCACCCGCGCGCGGCCGAAGGCTGTATCGCCCGCATCGCCCGCAGCCCCGGCCTGGGGGCAGCCCGCCGCATCGCCGCCTGCGAGCGCTGCCCCGGCCTGGAGCCGGCCGGCACAGCGGGGCACGGCCCCGGCAGCCGCACCTGCCGCGACGCCGGCCCCGAGTGGCCCGGCCTGGCTCAACACCTGACCGTCATGACGGCCGATGAGTGGCAGGCGCACGTCACGCGCGAGGCAGCGAAGGCGATGGGACAATGGCTCGAAGGACGCGGAAGGCTTCACCAGCCCATCGCCGCTCTCACGCTCCCCGAACTGGAAGCCATGGCGGCGAACGCGATCGCGCGGTTCATCGTCCTGGCCTCACACCGGATCAAGGATCAGCCGGACGACGCCGAGGACCTGACCCGGCTCTTGCTCGGGTAGCCGTCTGCGCCGTCTGCGGACGTCAGGCGCGGGGCTTCGGCTACGTCCACCAGCTGCGCTGGGACCGCTTTCCCTACCACCGCTTCTGCTCGATGCGCTGCCTCGACGTCGGCGCGGCGCTCGCCAACAGGAACAACGGGATGATCGACAAGACCGACATGGAGACCCAAGCGATCAAGGAGGCGCGCCGGTTTTTCGCCGAGACGCTCACTGAGCTCGACCTGATGGCGCCGTTCTACGACCGGAAGCCGGAAGAGATCGATCGCATCATCGAAGCCTGCGTCGACGGGTTTCAGGAATCGATGCAGCGCCAGGCAGCCGCCCGCGACCCGCTCGACGATCCTTTGCCCTTTTAGAGACGACGAACAGCCATGCCCAATGGAGAAATCTGGAGAGATATTCCGTCCCTGCCCGGCGTTCTCGCCAGCAATGAGGGACGTATCATGCTGGTCCCATATCGTGGCGCGATGCCGCGTGGCGGGCAACGGCCCTATGGCGGAACGCCGACATTCGGCGTGTGGAACAAGGCCGATGGTCGTTTTATCGTCACGATTGGCGATCGCACCTACAAGGTCGCCCGGCTGGTAGCCGAGGCATTCCATGGCAGCCCGCCCTTTGAGGGCGCCGTGGTCATGCACCTCGATGAGAACGCAGCCAATAATCGCGCTGACAATCTTCGCTGGGGCACGCAACGGGAGAATCTCAACGCGCCGGGATTTCTCGACTACTGCCGTTCGCGCACCGGAGACCAGCACCCCGCCGCCAAGGCTCGGGCGAGGTCGCGCTCATGATCGTCGATCTCAACCACGGCTCCGGCTTCATCTATGGCCGCATCGGCCACGCGATCAGCGTGTCCGATCGGGTCAATGCGCTGATCGATGCGGCGCTCGTCGCACGCAATCGGCGGCAGCAGCCGCGCGACTATCTCGGCGGCAGCCGGATCGGCGAGCCCTGCGCGCGCAAGCTCGTCTACGAGGTGACCCATACGCCCAAGGATGAGGGACGGGATTTCGATGGCGCGATCCTGCGCATCTTCGACGCCGGCCACCAGTTCGAGACGCTCTCCATCTGCTGGCTGCGCGGCGCGGGCTTCGACCTTCGCACCGAGCGCGCGGACGGCGGACAATTCGGGTTCGAGACGGCGGGCGGGAGACTGCGCGGCCACATCGACGGCGTGATCGTCGCTGGCCCCGATGTCGGTCTGCACTGGCCCGTGCTCTGGGAGCACAAGGCGCTCAACGCCAAATCCTGGAACGACCTGGTCAAGCGTGGCTTGCGCGCCTCCAAGCCGGTCTACTACGCACAGGTCCAGCTCTACATGGGCTATCTGGAGCTGGAGACCGCCCTCGTCACGGCGCTCAACAAGGACACCGAGGCGCTCCACCACGAGGTGGTCGGGTTCGATCCGCCCTGCGCGCAGGCGCTGTCCGACAAGGCCGTCGATATCCTGCGCGCCGCCGAAGCCGGCGAACTTCCACCGCGCATCGCCGCAGCCCGCGATTTCTATCTCTGCCGCATGTGCGCCTATGCGGAGCGCTGCTGGGAGGGCGAGCGATGAGCTTCATCCCGTCTCAGCAGCAGGCGGCGGCAATTGCCGCGATCGAGGACTGGTTTCGGCGCCGCACGCGCGATCAGCAGGTGTTCCGCCTGTTCGGTTACGCAGGAACGGGCAAGACCACCATCACCCGGCATGCGATCGGCGAGCTCGGTCTCGAACCGATGGATCGCACGGGCGGCTCGGGCGGCGTGCTCTATGCCGCCTTCACCGGCAAGGCGGCCCTGGTGATGACCCGGAAGGGAACGCCAGCCTCGACGATCCACAGCCTGATCTACAAGGTCTCCGAGGCGACACCCGAAGAAATCGAGCGCGTCACCCGCGAGTTGGAGACGCTGCGCAAAGGCTTGCGGAGCATGGGACCGGCCGAGCGCTCCTTCGCCGAGACCCAGATCCGCCGCCTCGAGCTCCGGCTCGCCGACATCCATCAGCCCCGTTTCATTCTGAACGAGCAGTCGCTGGTCCGCGACGCCGACCTGATCGTGCTCGACGAGGTCTCCATGGTCGGCGCCGAAATGGCGAGCGATCTGCTCGCCTTCGGCAAGCCGATCCTGGTGCTTGGCGACCCCGGTCAGCTGCCGCCGATCAAGGGCGACGGCGCCTTCACCGACGCCGATCCCGACGTGATGCTGACCGATATCCATCGCCAGGCCGAGACCAGCGCGATCATCCGTCTCGCCACGCTCGCGCGGCAGGGCGTGCCCATTCCCTACGGCGAGCACGACGACTTCGTCTGGAAGATGCGGCGCTCCGACATCGGCCCAAATCAGTTCCTCAAGGGCGGCCAAGTGATTTGCGGCCGCAACGCGACGCGGCTCTTTCTGAACACCGCGATGAAACAGGCGGCCGGCTTTCCTGACGCTTACCCGCGAGGTCTCGGCGAGAAGATCATCTGCCTCAAGAACCGGCACGATCTCGGTCTCGTCAACGGCATGTTCCTCGACCTGTCGGACATCCGCGACGAAAGCCCGCTCGCCTTCAGCGCGACGGTGCGCACCGAGGACGGGACGAGCGTTCCCGGCCGCCAGTGGTTCTACAAGGGGCATTTCGACGACCACGTCGCCTACGACGCCGAGCGCCTGCGCCGCGATTGGCGCGACATGCGGGGACTTGTCGAGAGCGTCTGGGGCTACGCCATCACCTGCCATAAGGCTCAAGGGTCGCAGTGGGAGAACGTGATCGTCTACGACGACGGTCTCGGGCGGACCGCCGAGGACCGCGCCCGCTGGCTCTACACCGCCATCACGCGTGCGGAGCAAGGGCTGGTGATCCTTGATTGACTTCAACGACATCGCACCCGCCAGAACGCCTGCGGTCCATTACGATCTCGACGCCATCGTGGCTGGCCTGCGTGACAGGACCGGCGCCTGGGTGCCGCAGCACTTTCCAAACGGCCGGCGCAACGGGGACGAATGGCGTCTCGCCAACATCAATGGCGCGGCGCCGCGAAAGAACGGCTCCTGCGTGATCACGCTCAGAGGCGAGCACGCCGGCGACTGGATCGACTTCGACGGCGGCCAGGGCGGCGGGCCGCTGAGCACGCTTGAACAGGCGACCGGCTTCAAGGGCCGCGACCTCTTCGCCTATGCCGCCGATCTCGTCGGATGGTCGGCCGCCGCGCCAGCGCGTCGCGAACCCTCGGCGGCTTCCGCGAAGCCGGAGAAAGACTCTGCCCGAGAAATCGAGATCATCCTCTCGCGGGCCCTCCCGATCGCCGGCACACCGGGTGAGGCCTATCTGCGCGCGCGAGGTCTCACGGTCCCGCCACCGTCCGACCTACTGTTCCATCCGGATCTCGCGCATTGGGATACGAGGACCGGGTTCCCGGCCATCGTCGGCCTGGTTCGCGATCGCTCCGGCAGCGTGGTTGCCCTGCACCGCATCTACCTGCGCCCGGATGGAGCGACGAAGGCCGAGGTCGAAAAGCCGAAGAAGATGCTGGGCCGGGTCGGCGGCGGCGCGGTGCGGCTGGCGCCGATCGGCGACGACGCTGTCCTTGGTCTCAGCGAAGGCATCGAGACGGCGCTCGCCGTGATGACGGCCTGTCCGGGCATGGCGGTATGGGCAACGCTCTCGGCCACCAATCTCGAACAGGTCGTCCTGCCGCCGGAGGCCCGGCGTGTGGTTCTGCTCGCCGACCACGATGCGTCGGGAGCGGGCCTTCGTGCAGCCGAGGCGGCGGCGCGGCGTCTCGTCGCCGAAGGCCGCAGCGTCGCCATCGCCCTGCCGCGAGCGGAAGGCGATGACTTCAACGACCTCCTGATGCGTGACGGCGCGGAGGCTGTCCGTCAGATCATCGACGCGGCCGAGCCGTGTGCAGTGGCGGATGGCACGGATGCGCAGGATGGCGCCCGAAACCGCCCGATCGGCTTCGTCGAGCCCCAGGGGCGCTTGCCGCAACTGCGCGCCGATGAGGGCGATCTCGCCCGCGCCCATGCACGCAGCTGGGGTTTGCTGCTCGCCTCGAACAGGACGCCCTGGCTCTTTCGCAGCGGCGGCATGCCGACATGGGCCGTGCACGACGATGACGGCCTGCCCATGGCCCGGCCGGTGACGGAAGAGCGCCTGCGCCACATGCTGGCCAAGCTCGCCGATTGGCGGCGTCTGGCGCGAAACGGCGATCTCGTTCCCGCGCATCCGCCGACGCCGCTCATCAAGTCGCTGCTGGCGACGCCCGATCCCGGCCTGCCGGTCCTGGCGGGGATCGTCACCACGCCGGTCTTCGGCCGCAATGGCGCCCTCCTGACCGAGCCCGGCTACCACCCCGATGCGCGGCTGCTCTACCAGCCGACACCAGGCTTTGCCGTGCCGCAGGTGCCGGAGCGCCCGTCGCCGGCGGAGATCGCGACCGCGCGCAGTCTCATCGTCGACGACATGCTGGGCGAGTTCCCCTTCACCGGCCACGCGGAGCGGGCGCATGCCGTTGCCCTGATGCTGCTCGGCTTTCTTCGCGCCATGATCGACGCGCCGACGCCGCTTCATCTGATCGAGAAGCCGACACCCGGCACCGGCGCGACCCTGATGGTCGACGCGATCGCGACCGTGCTCACCGGCGTCAGCGCCTCCGTGATGACCGAGGGCCGCGACGACGAAGAGTGGCGCAAGCGGCTGACCGCCAAGCTCCGCCAAATTCCCTCGATCGTGCTCATCGACAATCTGCGTCACCCACTCGACTCCTCGGCGCTCGCGGCAGCGCTCACCGCGCCCTTCTGGGAGGACCGCATTCTCGGGGCGTCCGAGATGACGCGATTGCCGATCCGCTGCGTCTGGATCGCGACCGGCAACAATCCCGAATTCTCCAACGAGATGGCGCGCCGCATCGTGCGCATCCGCCTCGACGCCCGGGTCGATCAACCCTGGCGGCGCGAGGGGTTCCGGCACCCCGATCTCATGAGCTGGGTCCGCGCCAACCGGCCGCGCCTCGTCGCGGCCTGCCTCACGCTGTGCCGGGCCTGGCTGGCCGCCGGCCGTCCACGGGGCGCGCGCATGATCGGGAGCTACGAGAGCTGGTCGCGCATCATGGGCGGCGTCCTCGAGGTGGCCGGGATCGAAGGGTTTCTCGCCAACCTCGACGAGATGCTCGCTGCCGCCGACGGCGAGGGCGCGATCTGGCGCAGCTTCATCGGCGGCTGGTGGGACCGCTTCGGGACGGCAGAGGTCGGCACCGGCGATCTCTATGAGGTGGCGTTGGCCTGCGAGCCCCCGCTGCCGCTGGGCGCCGGGGGCGACCGGTCACAGCGCACACGGCTCGGCAAGGCGCTCGCCCGCATGCGCGACCGGGTCTTCGACATCGACGGCCGCAAGATGCGCGTGCGCACGCTGGGGGTCTCCCATCAGGCCAAGCGCTGGCAGCTCACGATCGAAGGGGAACGTGGGGAACGTTTTCCGCAAGGTGTCGCGGCATCGGGCGGGGAACGTTGCGCCGAAAAGGGGAACGTCGAAAACCAACGTTCCCCGGCACAACCCATTGAAACAAAAGGCTCCGGGGAACGTGGGGAACATGGGGAACGTTTTTCGACACTAACGCATGTGCGCGGCTGCGCCCACGCGATGGAGGATGGGGAAAAACGTTCCCCACCTTCGTCACCTTCCCAAAGCGCTTGTTCGTCAACGGCTTGCACCGGGGAACGTGCGGGGGAACATCCCTCACCACGTTCCCCGAACGGCGCCGCGCCGGACTGGCTCAAGGAGGTGCTCTGATGGGCATGCTCCGAAAACTCGGCCGTCTCCCGGCCGCCGCGACCGGTCCGCCGCGATGGGTCTTCGATCCGAAACCCGACCCTTGCTCGCGCTCATTGGAGACAATCATGATCTCGACCATCGAAACCGGCCCCGCCGCAGCAGGGGCCATCGCATTCCGTCCGCATCCGGCTCATGCGCATCGCGCCATTCTCAGCCTCGATCTCGGCACCACGACCGGCTGGGCACTGCGCAGCCATGACGGCCTGATCACGAGCGGCACGGTCTCGTTCCGGCCGAGCCGCTATGACGGCGGCGGCATGCGCTACCTGCGCTTCCGGAGCTGGCTGGACCAGATCGCTGCCGACGCCGGCGGTCTAGCGGCGATCTATTTTGAGGAGGTTCGTCGGCATGTCGGCACCGATGCCGCCCATCTCTATGGCGGTTTCCTGGCGACGTTGAGCGCCTGGTGTGAGAGCCACGCAATCGCCTATCAGGGCGTTCCCGTCGGCACGATCAAGCGGCACGTCGCCGCCAAGGGCAACGCCGACAAGGCCGCCGTCATGGCCGCCGTTCGCGCCCGCGGCTTCTCACCCGCGGACGATAATGAAGCCGACGCCATCGCCATCCTGCTGTGGGCCATCGAGACCGATGGAGGTGTGCGATGAGCGGGGAGACGATGCTCAGGCATGCCGCGTCGGTCGTCGCCGAGCGCCGCAAGATATACGGCGAACCGGCCACCGCGATGGCCGTGGTCGCCAGACGCTGGTCGATCACGCTCGGCCGACCCATCACGCCGGCGGAGGTCGTGCTCTGCCTCATCGATCTGAAGCTGGCGCGGCTAGGGCACAATCCCAAGCATCAGGATTCGATCCTCGACATCGCCGGCTATGCAGCGGTGCTGCAGGAGGTCGGACGATGAGATGGCTGCCGAAAGGATATGGCGGCGAACGCCGGTCGGCCGAAGAGGTCAAGCGGGAGGGCTGGCGCGAGCAGGGCCTCCTCGTCGTCAGCCCCACCGATCCGCGCCTCACCTGGCCCGAGCGGGAACTCGTTCGCCAGCTCGGCGAGAAGCTCTATGGCGGACGGCGCCAGCCGACGGAGCATCGGCATGGCTGATTGGACTCGTGAACAGGTCGAGGAGCGGTTGATCGAAGCTGCCGACGTCATGAAGCGCCTGCCCGAGGTTCGGGTGCAGGGCTATTTCTCGGTGTGGCCGAAGATCGTTCACGAGTTCGCTGATCTCGTCGGTCAGGAGCCGCCGCGCATGAAGCGTCCGCCGCCCTTGCCGGACGCCATCAGCCGCATGGAGGCGACGCTGCCCTGGCTCAGATGGCTGGAGCCCGACGACGCCCGTCTGGTCTGGGCGCGCGCCGAGGGCACACCGTGGAAGCCGATCTGCTGGCGCTTCGGGATCTCCCGCGCCACGGCGTGCCGCCGCTGGGAGTACGGCCTCAGCGTCATCACCTGGAAGCTCAACGGACAGCAAGTGCCGGCGAAGCGATCGCGCGCTTTCCTCGTCGACCGCGTTCGCTCGTCAAGTTCATTTTGATGCGTGAGACAATTTTTGCTGAGACATTTCCCGGCGAGACACACATCGGCGATTTGGGTTAGTTCTCGGGTATGCTCGGGTGAGCCGCGTGCGGGGATGATCACCGACCGGCGAGATGCACGGTTCCTCCCTGGCCGAAATCGTATGCTGGCGGCAATGGCGCGATGCTTGCCCAGTGACGGCGCCGAAATAGGCCATTTCGTTTCGCCCGCATCCTTGGCCTCGTTAATTCAAACACTTGGGCGTCTGCGTGCCTCGGCGATGGCGAAGCCGCCGGTCGGGGGCGTTTCGTTTCGAGCGCGTTGACGAAGCGGGACCCGTTTCGCCGACACAGCACAACGGCGGGCTTTCGCGACCGCCGGATCAGATCCTTCACCCATCGCACCGGACCGACCATGGACGTCGTCGAAACGCCGATCGACAAGCTTGTGCCCTATGCGCGCAACCCGCGGCGCAACGAGGAGGCTGTCGCCACGGTCGCCGCCTCGCTGGCCGAGTTCGGCTGGCGTCAGCCGATCGTCGTCGACGAGGACATGGTGATCGTCGTCGGCCATACCCGCTACGAGGCGGCCAAGCGGCTCGGTATGACGAGCGTGCCGGTGCATGTCGCGCATGGCCTGACGCCGGCGCAGCTGCGCGCCTACCGGCTGATGGACAACCGCTCGCATCAGAATGCGAGCTGGGACGACGAGCTGCTCAAGCTCGAACTGGCCGATCTGAAGCTCGACGAGTTCGACCTGGCGCTGACCGGTTTCGAGGACGACGAACTGGCCCGTCTCCTGGCCGAGGCGCCCGTCGAGGGGCTGGCGGACGAAGACGAGGTTCCGGAGCCGCCCGCCACGCCCGTCACCCGCCGCGGCGATCTCTGGATCCTCGGGGACCACCGCCTGCTCTGCGGGGACTCGACCTCGGCCGAGGATGTCATCCGACTGATGAACGGCGAGCGCGCCGCGCTGTTTGCGACCGATCCGCCCTATCTCGTCGACTATGACGGCACCAACCATCCGACGAAGAAGAACGCGTCCGCCCGCGCCAAGAAGATCGCGAACAAGGACTGGTCCGAGGACTACATCGAGCAGAAGCACTGGGACGATTCATCTCAGGGGCCGCAGTTCTATGAAGCGTTCATGCAGGTCGCCATCGACTGCGCCATCAAGGAGGGCGCGGCCTGGTATTGCTGGCATGCCTCGCGGCGCCAGGCGATGCTGGAAGCCTGCTGGTCCAAATTCGACGTTCTGCATCACCAACAGATCATCTGGGCCAAGAGCCGTCCGGTGCTCACGCGCTCGATCATGCTGTGGGCGCACGAGCCGTGCCTGTTCGGCTGGCGCTCGGGCAACAAGCCGCGCGTCAACCGCGAAGGCTTCGAGAACTGGCCGACGACGGTGTGGTCCATCCCGTCGAGCGAGATCGAGACGCGGGAGCACCCGACCTCGAAACCGGTGCGCGTATTCACACTGCCGATGGAACTGCACACGGTGCCAGGCGAAATCTGCTACGAGCCGTTCTCGGGCTCGGGCTCGCAACTCATCGCAGGCGAGCGGACGGGGAGACGCGTCTTCGGCCTCGAACTCTCCGAGACCTTTTGTGACGTGATCGTCAACCGCTGGCAGGCCTTCACGGGGAAATCGGCAAGGCTGGACGGCGAGAATCGCAGCTTCGACGAGGTGAAGACCGAGCGCGTCGGCGCTCGTGACAGCGATCAGGACGCCGCATGATGCAGTCGCGCCGAATGTCCTTGATCGAGGCATTGAGCAATGTCGCGATCGGTTACGGCGTGGCCGTGCTGACCCAGATCGCGGTCTTCCCGCTGTTCGATCTGCAGGTGTCCCTGAGTGACAATCTGTTGATCGGCGCTCTGTTCACGCTGGTATCCGTGGCGCGCAGCTATGCCGTGCGGCGCATGTTCGAGAGGATGCGCTCTTGGAATGCATAAGCGAAACGCCGCCGCCCATGGCGGGCAGCGGCGGCTCAGTGATGATGACGTGTCAGCTGGTCGTTATGCCGAGCAGCTTCGTCCGGAAGTCGGCGCCCACCGGTCGGCTCTCGGCCACCGTGCGGCCGGCCCGGAGCGCACCGGCACGGTCGACAAAATAGAAGCCGACCTGCTCGCCGGTTTCTCGGCGCGTTCGCGTGAGGACCGTGTAGCGGGTCGAGCGGGTGTCGGCGATGATCGCTTCGCCTCGGTGCTGCAGGGCGGCGACGAGACGGTCGTGGATGGTGATCCTCACCATGGCCTCAACCCTCCCGGCTGAGGCGGTAGACCCGACCGCGTCCTTCGACCTTCTCCGAGGTCACGTCGAGCCCGAGCTTCTTCTTGAGCGCCCCGGCGATGGCGCCGCGCACGGTGTGCGGCTGCCACCCGAATGCGGAAGCGATTTCGGCGATGGTTGCTCCGTCGGCGCTCTGCAGCATGGCGATCAGCTGGGCCTGCTTGCTGCCCTCGCGGACCTTCGGCTCCGTTGACGCCTTGGCGGCAGCGGGAACGCCATGCTTCCGCTCCGCAGGCTCACGCGAGGCCTCCGGCTCGATGCCGATGGCGGCGAGCCCGTGCTCGGTGATCGCGAGTGTGACGCCGTGGCCGTCGCCGGTCTCGCGCCAGATGTGTTCGCCGATGCGCGTGTTGGCATCGATCTCTTCAAGCAGGCCCTGCTTGAGGAGCGAAGCGATCACCTTCTGCGCGGCGCCGCCCTTGAGGTTCTTTGGGAGCGGTAGCGCCAGCATGTTCGCGCGCTGCGCGGCGGCGCTAAGGACGATCGTCTGGGTGTCGGAGAGTTTGGTCATTGGGGCAATCCTTCTTCAGGAGAGGCGCGCGACCATCGCGGACCTTCTACTGCCCCGAGCCCCAAGGGCGAACCCAACGGGGCGACGGCAGGAAGCGGCAGGCTCAATCGGCGTGCTCGCCCTCCTTGAAGGCGGCGTCGGTGATGCGCTTCAGGAGCTCGGCGTAGTGCGTGAGTGTCCCGACGTGGCCCCAGTTGATCTCGTCGGGGCTGGTGTCGAAATGGTCGTCGCTCAGCACCTTGATGCGCTCCAGCATCGCGTCGATCTCCGCCTTCTTGGCGATGAAAGCGTCGAGGGCGGAAGCGGTGTTTCGGGACTTGGTCATGGCGGTCTCCAGCGCTTGATGGTGACCCCATACAGGCTCTGATCGGCACCCTCATCAAGTCGATAAGTGCATCATTTCATTGCTTTTTCTGCAGTGATGGCGGGGCTCCCGACATGACCTGATCTTGCCCGGGAGCGGCCCCCGTTCATGGCGACCAATACCCAACCGATCGCGGTCATCGCCCGGCTCCTGGACCTGACCGAGAGGCGGGTCCAGCAGCTGGCGCGCGACGGGATCATCCCAGCGTCAGCTCGCACCGGCCCCGAACGCGGGCGCTACGACCTCGTCGGCACGGTGCGCGGCTATGTGCGCTACCTGCGCGAGCTGGCGACGCGGTCGCAGACGGGCGCCGCGGATTTCGGTGTGGAGCGCGCCCGGCTGATCAAGGCCAAGGCCGATCTCGCCGAAATGGACGCAGCTGTCCGGCGCGGCGACCTCTTGCCGGCCGCTCAGGTCGAGGAGGCGTGGATCGCCGTGCTGGCCCGCCTGCGCGCACGTTTGCTGGTCCTGCCCGACAGGCTGGCGCCGCTGGTCCATGAGGAGTCCACCATTGCCGGCACGCGCGCGCAGATCCGCGACGCGATCACCGAAGCGCTCGCGGAACTCGCCAGCCTCCCGACCATCGCCGTTGATGCTGAAGGGGCCGGCGCGGCTGGCGCAGGCGACGCGCAAGGCGCTGACGATCCTGGCGCCGCCGCCGACCCTAACGATCAGTGAGTGGGCCGACGCCAAGCGCCGCCTGAGTTCCGAAGCCAGCGCCGAGCCCGGCCGCTGGCGCACCGAGCGGGCCATCTACCAGCGCGGCATCATGGACGCGATCTCCGATCCGGCGGTCGAAAGCGTCGTCGTGATGTCGTCGAGCCAGACCGGCAAGACGGAGGTGCTGCTCAACACCGTTGCATTCCACATCGACCAGGACCCGGCGCCGGTGATGGTGGTGATGCCGACGGAACGCGATGCGGAGACCTGGTCGAAGGACCGTTTCTCGCCGATGGCGCGCGATACGCCCTGTCTGCATGGGCGCATCTCGGATCCGAAATCGCGGGACGGTTCGAACAAGATTCTGCACAAGAAGTTTCCCGGCGGGCATCTGACCATCGTTGGCGCCAATGCACCCTCGGGCCTGGCCAGCCGGCCGATCCGCATCCTCCTGTGCGACGAGGTCGACCGCTATCCGTTCAGCGCCGGCGCCGAGGGCGATCCGGTCAATCTGGCGAAGAAGCGGACCGTCACCTTCTGGAACCGCAAGATCGTCCTGGTCTCGACGCCGACCATCCGTGGCGCGAGCCGGATCGAGACCGCCTATGCCGAAAGCGACAGGCGCCGCTTCTTCGTGCCGTGCCCAGAATGCGGCGAGCATCAGACGCTGGTCTGGGAGCAGGTTCGCTGGGACCGCGAGGCGGACGGCGCCCACCGGCCGGAGACCGCGCGATACCAATGCCGCCATTGCGGCGCGCATTGGAGCGACGCCGAACGCTGGGCCGCCGTGCGCAGGGGCGAATGGCGGGCCGAGGCCCCGTTCGACGGCATCGCCGGCTTTCACCTGAACGAGGTCTATTCTTCCTGGGTCCGCCTGGAAGCCATGGTGCGCACCTTTCTGTCGGCGAAGGATCACGGCGACGAGGCGATGAAGACCTTCGTCAATACATCGCTGGGCGAGACATGGGTCGAGACGGGCGAAGCGCCGGACTGGCAGCGACTCTACGATCGCAGGGAGAGTTGGCCGGCCGGCACGGTGCCGATGGGCGGCTTGTTTCTCACCGCCGGCGCCGACGTCCAGAAGGATCGCATCGAGGTCGATGTCTGGGCATGGGGGCGCGGGCTGGAGAGCTGGCTCGTCGACCATATCGTCATCGAGGGCGGCCCCGAACATGCCGCAGCATGGTCCGCGTTGGACGGTCTCTTGGGCCGCAACTGGCCGCACGCCTCTGGGGTGGCGATGGGCCTGTCGCGCCTCGCGATCGACACCGGCTTCGAGGCGCCGTCGGTCTACGGCTGGGCCCGGCGCGCCGGCTTCGCGCAGGTGGCGCCGGTCAAGGGTGTCGAGGGTTTCAATCGGGCGAGCCCGGTCTCCGGGCCGACCTATGTCGATGCGACCGCCGGCGGCAAGCGACTGCGGCGCGGCGCGCGGCTATGGTCGGTCGCGGTCTCGACTTTCAAGGCCGAGACCTATCGCTACCTCCGGCTCGAACGGCCGACCGACGAGGAGCGTGCCGGAGGCGCGCGCTTCCCCGCAGGGACCATCCACCTGCCGGCTTGGGCCGACAGCGAGTGGTGCAAGCAGTTCGTCGCCGAGCAGCTGGTGACTGTGAAGACCAGGCGCGGGTTTCAGCGGCTCGAATGGCAGAAGCTGCGCGAGCGTAACGAGGCGCTGGATTGCCGGGTCTATGCCCGTGCCGCCGCCTGGATCGCCGGCGCCGACCGCTGGGGCGAGGAGAAATGGCGTGATCTCGAACGCCAGGTCGGCTCGCTCGATCCACGCGACACAGCGGCGCCAGAGACGACGGCCTCTGACCCCGGCACGCCAGAGATCGCCTCCGCGGGTCTGGTGCGCCGAGCACCAGCCCGGCGCGGCCGACGGGTGTTCACGCCCAGCTATCTGAGTTGAGACCAAGACCATGACGCTTGAGGACATGATCGCGCGCCGCGATGCGCTGCTCGCAGCCCGATGGCGCGGCGTGCGTACCGTCGAGGTCGAGGGGCGCCGCATCACCTATGCGAGCGATGCCGAAATGGCGGCCGCCCTCGGTGACCTCGAACGGCGGATCGCCGAGGAGCAAACCGGCGCGCGCCGTCGCATCGTTCGCACGACGGCAAGCAAGGGGCTCTGACCCGTGCTGGAATCGATCACACGGTGGCGCCGCCGCATCGGCGCTCTGGTGGGCGGCTTTGAAGCGGGACAGGGAAGCCGAAGGCTGCGGCACTTCCAGCCGAGCCGGGCGCATCTCAACACGCTGATCGCGGCAGCCGGCGCCGACATCACCGCGCGCGCCCGCTGGCTCGTGCGCAACAACGGCTATGCGGCGAACGCGATCGAGAGCTGGGCCGGCAATGTGGTTGGCGACGGCATCAAGCCGTCGTCCCTGATCGCCGATGCCGATCTTAAGGCGCGCGTGCAGCGCCTCTGGCTCGACTGGACCGACGACAGCGACGCCGAAGGCTTTACCGATTTCTATGGTCAGCAGCGGCGCGCCGCGCGCGAGGTATTCATTGCCGGCGAGGTGTTCTTCCGCTTCCGTCCGCGCCGGCCCGAGGACGGGCTCATGGTGCCGCTGCAGCTGCAGATGATCCCCTCCGAGATGCTGCCGCTCACCCGCAACGAGCAGCTTCCCGGCGGCAACGTCATTCGCCAAGGTATCGAGTTCGACCGGATCGGCAGGCGCATGGCCTACCACTTCCTGCGCCGCCATCCCGGCGACGTGACCGATCCGGGCCTTACGGGCGAGACGGTGCGGGTGCCGGCGTCCGAGGTCATCCACGTCATCGATCCGGTCGATGCGGGGCAGTTGCGCGGGATTTCCCGCTTCGCGCCGGGTATCGTGAAGCTGTTCCTGCTCGATCAGTACGACGATGCGGAGCTCGACCGGAAGAAGGTCGCGGCGATGCATGCACTGTTCATCACCACGCCGGCGCCTGCGGAGCCCTTCGACGTCGCGGAGAGCGACGAAGGCGGCGAAAGAACGATGGACCTGCAGCCCGGCCAGATCGTCATGCTGGAGCCGGGCGAGGAAGTGCAGACCTCGGCGCCGGCCGATGTCGGCCAGACCTACGAACCGTTCCAATACCGCACGCTGCTGCAGGTCTCGGCGGCGCTCGGCATTCCGTATGCGTATCTGTCGAACGACATGCTGAAGGCGAACTACTCGAACTCGCGGCTCGCGCTCCTTGAGTTTCGCCGCCGCATCGAGGCCTACCAGCACTCGGTCATGGTCTGGCAAATCTGTCGACGGGTCTGGGCGCGATGGCTCGATACGGCGGTCATGGCGGGCGCGATTGCCTTGCCCGATTACGAACAGCAGAGGCGCGTTTTTCTCGGCTGTTCCTGGCTGCCGCCCAAATGGGACTGGGTCGACCCGCTGAAGGACGCGCGCGCCGAGATCGAACAGATCGAGGCGGGGCTGAAGAGCCGGACGCAGGCGCTCGCCGAGCGCGGCTATGACGCCGATCAGGTCGATGCCGAGATTGCTGCGGACCGTGCGCGAGAGCGTCAGCTTGGCCTCACCTTCGGCAGCGCCTCATCCGACCCGAGGCTGCTGACCGATGCTCAAGAGGCAGCACCAGCGGACAACCAGGCGAACGTCGCCGCCGATTGAGGTTTCCATGACGCGATTGAATCCGCCGCTCACCCGGCTCGGCGGCCGGCCCTTGGCGATCGCCCCGCGAGCGCTCGACGGCCTGCTCGCCGCCGGCCCAATGCTCGATACACGCCAGGCCATGCTTCCGGCCCGCGATGCGCCGCCGGTGGCGAGCCATTCCGTTACCGGTCCCGGCATCGCCGTGGTGCCGATCCTCGGACCGTTGGTGACGCGTGGCGACTGGCTCACCAGTCTTCTGGGCGCCAGCGACTATGGCGAGATCGCCTCCGCCGTGGAAGCCGCGCTGGCCGATCCTTCTGTGCGGGCCGTGTTGTTGGAGATCGACTCGCCAGGCGGTGAGGTCGGCGGTCTCTTCGACCTGGTCGATCGCCTCGTGTCGTTGCGCGAAGCCGCGCAGAAGCCGCTCTGGGCTGTCGCGAGCGAAAGCGCGCTGTCGGCTGCCTTTGCCATCGCCAGTGTGGCGGACCGCCTTTACGTCACCCGTACGGCGGAGGTCGGATCCATTGGTGTCGTCGCCATCCATGTCGACGAGAGCGTCGCCGACGTCATGGCCGGCCTCAAATGGACGCTCGTTCACGCGGGCGACCGCAAGATCGAGGGCAATGCCCACGAGCCGCTCTCGGATACGGCGTTGTCGGCGATCCAGGCGGATGTCGACGCGCTCCATGCCGACCTCGTCACCCTGGTGGCGCGCAATCGGAACATGAGTCCCGACGCCGTGCGCGCCACCGAAGCCGCGATCTATCGGGGTCAGCGCGGCATAGACGCCGGCCTCGCCGACAAGCTCGGCACTGTCGATCTCGCTCTTGTGGATCTCGCCAGGGCGCTGGACCCGCCACGCCTCATTGCGGGCGCATCGCAACGTGCCCGCGCTCATCAACCTTCAAGGAGAAAGACCGCAATGACAGTAGAACCCGACCTCAACCCGGCTGCCGAAGACGCGGCTGTCGAAGAGACGAACGCGTCCGATCCGGAAACTCTCGGAACGCCGCAACCAGCGGCGCCCGCCGCGCCGCCGGAGGCGACGGAGGCGCAGACCGATCAAACGGCCGAGCGGCTGCGCGCCGAATATGCGGAGATCGCCGCCATCGCCGCCCAAGGCGCCCGGCTGGGCGTCGCCATCGACGCCGCCGACGCCATGGCGAAGGGGGTGGCGCCGCATGCGCTGCGAAGCTCCATCCTCGACGCCCTCGCGGCACGCGCCGAGGCGAGCTCTGTCGTCGCCGTGGCGCCGTCACTGGCCGGCTCGCCGGCCTCGAACAGCGGCGAAAGCCCCATCGTGCGTCGTGCGCGTGAGCGCGCCTCGGCAAACCGCAGCTGACGACAAGGAGGATCATCATGACCGTTCTCACCATGTCGCCGACCCTCGGCGACCTGCTCAAATACGAGCTCAATGCGAGCTACTGCCGCGAGGCTGTGACCCTCAAGGCTGGCACGAACTACGCGCTCGGATCCGCCCTCGGCCGGATCACCGCGTCGGGCAAGTACCGCCTGTCGCCGAACGCCGAGGTTCTCGGAGACGAGGGTGCGGAGGTCGCAACGGCCGTCCTGATCGAGGCGGTCGACGCGACGGCCGGCGATAGGACCGGCCTCGTGGTTGCCCGCGGCCCGGCGATCGTCTCCAAGGCGGCGCTCGTCTTCGACGCCTCCGTCGATGACGCGGCCAAGACGGCCGTCAAGCACGCCGAGCTGAGCTCTGCCGGCATCGTGCCACGCGACACCGCCTGATCCACGCTCGTCAGACCCAACCCGTCACCGGCTCCGAGGCGTCCGCCTTCGGGGCCTTTTTCATGCCCGTTCCATCCCAAGGAGACTCGACATCATGGTCGCCATGATCAATCCGTTCGACGCGGGCGGCTACTCGCTCGCCGAGATGACCCAGGCCATCAACATCCTGCCCAACGTCTATACCCGGCTCGGGCAGATGGGCCTCTTCCGCTTCGACGGCGTGACCCAGCGCTCCGTCGTCATCGAGCAGGCCGAGGGTGTGCTGAACCTCCTCCCCACCGTGCCGCTCGGCGGCCCAGCCACCGTCGCCAACCGCGACACGCGCTCCATGCGCTCCTTCACGGTGCCGTGGATCCCCCACGACGACGTGATCACGCCCCAGGACATCCAGGGCGTGCGCGGCTTCGGCGTCGCAGACGCCGCCGATCCGCTCGCCACCGTGATGGAGCGCAAGCTCACCCGCATGCGGGTCAAACACGCCCAGACGCGCGAGTACATGGAGGTCAACGCGCTGCGCGGCATCGTCAAGGACGGCGCCGGCACCACGCTCTACAACTACTTCACCGAGTTCGGCCTCACGCAACTGGAGACGGACTTCGTGCTCGGCACCGCCGGCACCCAGGTCCAGGGCAAGGTGCGCGACGTTCTGCGCAAAGTCGAGACCGAGCTCAAGGGCGAGACCATGACCGGTGTGCTCGCTCTCGTCAGCCCTGAGTTCTTCGACAAGCTGATCGGTCATGCCAAGGTCGAGGAGGCCTACAAGTACTTTTCCTCGACCGGGGCGCAGCCGCTGCGCGAGGACACCCGCCGGCGCTTTCCCTTCGCCGGCATCCTGTTCGAGGAGTACAACGCCACCGTCACGCTCTCGACAGGCGCCACCGAGACGCTGATCCCGGCCGGCGAGGGCATCGCCTTTCCGCTCGGCACCCTCGACACCTTCGTCACCCACGGCGCGCCGGCGAACCTGATCGAGACGGTCAACACGGTCGGACTTCCGATCTACGCGCGGCAGATCGCGCGACCTGACGGCAGCGCCATCGAGGTCAAGACCGAGGCATCGATCCTGCCGATCAACAAGCGGCCGCGTCTCGCCGTGCGCATCTTCTCCAGCAACTGAGCATGAGCATCTTCGCAGAGGCGATCGACGACCTCTTCGCCGATCCCAATCTCGCGCGGGATGCCATCTGGCGGGCAGGCGGCACGGGCGCGCCGGTGACCGTCCGGATTGTCTTGCGACAGCCGGATCGTGTCGAGCGCTTCGGCGAGACGCGCATCTGGAGCGAATGCGTCATTGGCGATGTGCGAACGCACGATGCCCCGAGCCTGGCGGAAGCAGACGTCTTTGAAATCGACGGCGCGATTTACGTCGTCCAGGGAGAGCCCGTGCGCGACAGCGAACGCCTTGTCTGGACCGTCGAGCTGAGACCGGTATGAGGCTGTCCGCGACCATCATCGGTGACCTTGGTCGCATCATGGCCGAGGAGGTCAAGGCGGCCGAAAAGGCTGTCACGGCCGGTGTCGGTGAGGCGGCGGAGGGACTCAAGACCGAGCTCAGAACGCAGATCACCAATGCGGGGCTCGGCCCTCAGCTGGCCCGTACCTGGCGGTCCGAGACCTTCCCCAAGGGCCAGAACAGCATCCGGGCGGCGGGGCTCGTCTGGTCGAAGGCGCCCGGCATCATTCGCATTTACGAAGACGGCGCGACCATCCGGTCGACCAAGGGTTTCTTCCTGGCCATTCCGACCGCTGCTGCCGGACGCTTCGGCGACGGTGGCCGCAAGATTACGCCCGGCGGATGGGAACGGCGTACCGGGCAGCGGCTGCGCTTCGTCTACCGCCGCAACGCTGCGTCTCTGCTCGTCGCCGACAACATGCGCGCGCGGACGGGGAAGCGAGGCGGATACGCCAGAGCCAGTGCCGCCGCTGTGCGCAGCGGGCGCGGCTTGGTGACCGTGCCGATCTTCATTCTGGTGCCGCAGGTCACATTCAGGAAGCGGCTCGATGTCGCCTCCGCAGCGAACAGTTGGCAGGAGCGGCTGCCCGGCCTGGTCGTCCGCAACTGGGTCGACGGGCGGTAGCCCCGTCTTCGCCTTCTTCGCATCCCGGTGCATGTGCGCGCCGCACCGCGTGCGGAGCGATCACCTGCATTACCCGCAAGCCTGAGGAGAACCAGTGTCCAGCCGCCGTGAAGCCATCCTCGGAGCCCTCTTCCAGACGCTCGACACCGCGTTAGCCGCGAACGTGCGTCGCAATGAAGTGCTGCCCGAGAAGGTGCCGGCATCCGGTCTCGTCATCCTGCGCGACGGCGATCCGGGAGAGCCGGACGTGACGCTCAATCCGCGCACGGAGTT